AGAAGGAGAAGAAACTCCGCTGCCTCTGCGAGCGTGCCGAGAAACTTCGCGAAAAGATCACGTTCTACGAGGGCGTTTCGGCCAAGGAACTCGAACTCCGCGCTGTCCTCGACAAGTCCAGTCCCGCCGTCGCGAACGCGTCGGCCCGTAACAACTCCAAGGAGGGCCGATCGGTGTCCATCTATCACAATCTCCCAGGTGCAGGCCGACTCAAGAACTTCAAGGGCCAGAACGCTGAAGAGCGTGCGTACCGTGCCGGTCAGTTCTTCAAGGCCACGCTGATGAAGGACCGCGAAGCGGCTCGTTGGTGCTCGGATCACGGCGTGATCGACAGCCGTGCTCTCGGCGAGGCGGTCAACTCGCAGGGCGGGATTTTCGTGAACGATGAGGTGCTCAACGAGATCATCGTTCTCGTCGAGCAGTATGGTGCGTTCCCTGCTAACGCCCGAAACGTGCAGATGTCTTCGGATACCCTTATCGTGCCTCGGCGTGTTGGAGGTCTCAAAGCGTATTTTGTCGGGGAAAATACCGCGACGACGGAAAGTGACGCTAGTTGGGACCGCGTGCAACTCGTCGCGAAGAAGATCGCAGTTGCGAACCGGATGTCGAGCGAAATCCTGGAAGACTCGGCCAGCGTACTGAACTTGGCAGATTATATCGTGGGCGAAACGAGCCGCAGCATCGCGGAACTCGTAGACACGGTTGGCTTCGTCGGGACAGGCTCGGGCGACCACGGCGGAATCATCGGTGCCGTCACAAAGATCAACGATGGCACGCACACCGCTGGCGTCGTGACTGCCCTGACTGGAAACACTTCGGCCCTGACTCTTGACATCGACGACTTTGTAGCGACCGCTGGTCGACTTCCGTTGTACGCACGTGCGAACGCGAAGTGGTTTATGAATCCGCAAGTCTTCGCTGCAAGTGTTCAGCGTCTTGGACTCGTCAACAACGTCGGGCTTTCTGGTGGCAACACTGCCTCGACTCTTGCACAGCCGACTGAACTTCGCCTGCTCGGCGCGCCAGTCGTGTTCGTGCATACGATGTCGAACAAGGTCGACACCGATTCAGGTGTGGTCAAGTGCCTGTACGGCGATCTTGCGATGTCTTCGTTCTACGCCACTCGTCGTGGCCTGACAGTGAAGACTTCGACCGACCGCTACGCTGAACTCGACCAGACTTTAATGGTTGCCACAACTCGCTTTGATGCTTGCACTCATGATTGCGGAGACCTCACGAAGGCTGGTCCGATCGTGGCTCTCAAGACTGCCTAGTCTTTGTACGGACAACAGAACCAACCCTAAACCCCTGACTGGAGACTCTCGAAAGTGAACCACCTCGAAGGCAACAAGACGTCCGCGAAGATCAGTGCCGCAGTGGCAACGTCCGGTACGCACAGCCATGAGATCGACACGTACGGTTCTGAGTACGCTTCGATCGACGTCGTTTTCTCGAACTTCACATCGTCGACTTCCACCTACGCGACGGTGCTGAAGGTGCAGCAGAGCGACACCAGCGGTGCCAGTCAGGCCGACCTTGGTGGTGTCTTCACGGTGACTGCCGGTGCTGGTCGCACGACCGGTGTTGGCCTCAACGGTGCTGTGTGTCGATTCAACGTCGACCTTCGCGGCAAGAAGCGTTACCTGACCGTTGTCGCGACTCCAGGCGTCGCCGCGAACATCGCGACCGTCGCTCGTCTGTCGAAGATGCAGGATATGCCTGTGTCGGCGACTGGTGCTGGTGTCGACAACTTCGTCAGCGGCTGAGATTCATATTCGAGGCGGGGCCAAGGACGGCTTCGACCACGGAGGGTTCCAGTCGGGCAAGGATGCCCAAGCCGTCGCTTTCTAAAGAAGAGGCTTGAGGTATGCGCATCGTTGTAGGTAACGTCGAGCACGACATCAAAGTAGCCGCGTGCATGAGTGTCCCTCGCTTGGGATTCATGGACAACTACTTCTGTTCTGTTCAGGCGTTTATGCAGTACGGCATCCCTATCACTAAGGGTACGGGTGCCTTCTACGATCAGGTGATGACTCGGATTCTGACTGAGTTGTCATCTGAAGAATCGGGGAACCATTTCGTTCTCACGATGGATTACGACAGCGTATATGAGGCAGACTGCATTCCTCGTCTGATCACCGCAGCGATGATGTCTGGCGCGGACGCAGTCGCTCCGCTTCAGACGAAGCGAGACGATCAGAAGTTGATGTTCACGCCGGAAGGTATGTACGGCATGACTCAAGAGGTCACTCTTCCTGCCGAATGGTGGGAGCAGCAGACTCAGCCAGCAGACTCGGCCCACTTTGGCCTGACGGTTCTGCGATGCTCGGCTCTTCGGCGAATGAAGAAGCCGTGGTTCCTTGGAGTTCCAGGACCGGACGGAGACTGGGGGGATGGCAGGATCGATCCTGACATCTACTTCTGGAAAAAGTGGAGAGAGGCTGGGAACTCTCTAACCATCAGTCCGCAGGTTGCCATTGGTCACGCAGAACTTGTGATCACGTGGCCTGATCAGCGTCTCAAAGCGATCCACCAGTACCCGACTCACTATTGGGAGAAGGGCGGCAGGAGGCCACCGGAAGCATGGGGCTCTCCAGAACACTCTTCAGTGTCTTCTGGAGGTGCCGCATGAAGGTTCGACTCTTGAAAGACTGGAGTTTCCACAAGGCTGGCGAGATCGCCGATGTATTTGAGCCTACTGCCAGGAACTGGATTTTCAACGGAATCGCCGAGGGCGTCGTTGACGTCAGGTCTATGCCTGTTGAGCAGACGGTAGATGCCCAGCAGGACTTGTCAGAGAAGGCTGTCCGCAAGCCGATTCACAGGAAGTGATCGATGCGAAGGTACTTTGAGTTCGTTCAGAGAGGGAATCTCAGGTACAGGTCGATCCGGCGGATCACGGACCCTGTGCTTGAGCCAGTCTCAATCGGAGAACTCAAGTCTCACCTCCGCATTGACTCAGACTTCACTGATGATGATCTCTATCTGCACTCGCTGATTTCAGCAGCGAGGCATCACGTAGAGACCGTCTCGGACAGAACCCTTGTTCGGTGCCAGTGGCAACTGAAACTCGACTGCTTCCCTGCTTGGGACATCGAGTTGCCACGGCCACCGATCGCCGCTGGAACTATCTCCGTCACGTACGTGCCATCTGACGGTGTCTACTCGCCAGTTCAGTACACGAACTTCCGAGAAGACCGGGACGCAACTCCCGCCGTGATCAGGCCGCAATGGAACGGCTCTTGGCCGTCGTGCCGTGGTGCCGAGAACGACGTCACGATCACGTACTGGGCTGGCTACGGCGATGACCCCGGAAAGTGTCCAGCCCCTGCACGGCACTGCTGTCTCTTGCTCGCGGCACATTGGTATGCCAATCGCGAAGCGGTAGTCCAGGGCGGCATGAATCCAGTCCCTCTCGCAGTCGACACGCTGCTCAACACCATCAACTGGGGCCAGTACAGGTAATGGCACTCCGCGCTGGAGACTTACGAGAGTCGGTCGCGATCCAGTCTCCGACAGAGTCGACGAACTCGTACGGCGAGTCAACGATTTCGTGGTCGTCGATCGCGAATAGGCGTGCGTCTATTCGCAATATGCAGATCGCCGAAGTCATGTCTACGCAGGAGCCGTACACGGTAGCGACTCACGAAGTTGAGTTCCGCTACGTGCCTGAACTCAAGGCATCAATGCGACTCATCTGGAACAGCAGGACGCCACCGAGAACCCTCGACATCATCTCGATCTCTGAGCAGAACAACCGCGAGTCGCAGAGAGTTGTCTGCAAGGAGCAAGTCTCTTGATCTCGATCACGATCTCTGGGCTGAATGAGACAGTGGAGGCGATCCAGAAGTTGCCTACCACAGTTGGCGGAAAGCCAGTATTTGAAGAAGCAGCACAGGCTTTCTCGGCAAGACTCCGCGCGGCTACTCCGCCTGGGTACAGCGGAAGACTGAAAGACTCTGTGATCTACGAGGCAGATGCCAACGAGTCGATCGTTGGGTACGAGCAGGGGGTCGAGACTTCTGGGAACCCAAGACTAGACGGCGTTCTTGCCTTGAAGACAAAAGGCAAGTCGGTGATCGCACGCAGGAAGTGGGTCCAGACTGATGACCTGGAGTCAGTCTTGCAGGAGACCTTCGACTCCTACGCAGACGATGCTGTAACTCTCTTGGAAGAGAGGCTTTCCAGTGG